AAAATTCCGATACACAACCACCGCCCGTAAGCTCGACTTTCGACTGTGCGGCAACTTCGGCGGGTAGCCTGTTTAGTTGCTGCAAGAACAGAGTCAGACCGGTCACAGCGTCGTTACCGACAATGTCAACCCACTCTTGAGTAGACATACCCATGAAGGAGGCAAACGCAGCGGCCTCCGACTTCATGTCGGCAAAGATCTTGGTAATCGTGGTGCCTGCCGTTTCTGCCGTCAGACCGATATCAATGGCTAGGGCGGAAAGCGCGGCAGATTGCGAGAACGTAGACGAGCCACCCAAGTCGCCGATACGACGCATCACGTCCAAGATCTCTTCAGCGGTGGCAGTGGAGACGTTGGATAACTGGTTGATAACGGCGACAGCGTTACGGAATTCGCCTAGAGGTAGGTTGAAGATATTGACCAGCTTACCCATCGCGGGGGCGGCAAGATCAGCACTTACGTCCAGAGCGGTGACAGCGCGGGAGAGTTCTTCCGTAAAGGCTACGAGGGCTTCTGGCCCCTGCTCGCCCACACCCATCTGACCGCCTAGGGCAGCAATACGGGCTAGCTCTGTCTGAGCGACATTGGAGCCTTTTGAGACCTCCAGCAGTCCGTCTTTCAGAACCTGCATGGAGTCAGACGTAAAGTCGGTAGTCTTCTTCACCTCCAGCAGCATTTTCTGGAACTGTGCTGCGGAGGCGACTGGGAACCCTACGACTGATAAAACAGTGAGGGCGGATGATACCGCCCCCACAAACCGGATAACCCCGGACTCAATTTGTTTGAGTACGGGGGAGACGTTGTCTGTGCCCCGTACATCTACTGCTAGAAGCTCATCAGCCATCTTCGAACCCTGCCATAGTTGAAAGCGCTGACAGTAGTTCTTTGCTGGCCTCCCCTTTTGAGTCGAACAGCCTACCTACTGCCACAGTGGTGTCATCAATATACTCTAGGCGCTTGGCAGCGTCTAGGCGCATTGCGGCACTTACGAATGCATCGAAGCGGTCGAGGTCGTAATCACCTATCGCTTCTAAGTCGTGACCGTGGCTTACTAAGTAGTGGATATCGTCTATGACGGAACGGGTGGCTTTCTTCCCCGGCTTTTTACCACCGGGGAACAACGTACGTTTTACTGTAGTTTTAGAAGAGGCGCCACCCTTTGTACGAAAAAATGTTTGTTGTAGTTGATGATCTCGATGAACAACAACACCGCATCGTCGGTATCGATGTCCATAAGCTCGTCGAGGCTGAGCGACACGTGAAGCTGAGCAATCGAGTAAAACTCGTCGCTGAATTCTGCAATCAATTGCAAAATCACAGACGGGTTGTTTACTGCCACGCTCAGGCCGGTACCCGAGACCCCGATCACGCCTGCCGACGTGAGCGAAGAAATCACACGCTGAGCAAAATTGATGATGCGCGTAAGATTGCGCAGCTTGCTCTTCGAGATGACCACATCGCGACCATCAGATAAGGTGAATCTCTTCGGCACGTCGAATACTTTTGTGAAATCGCAGCCGCTGTTCTTCACTTCAGTATCGCTCATGTTATTGGCCCTCCACAACACGGGGTTTTTTCAGGTAGGTATGCAAGTCGCTCGCGAGACAGACTGCCTTGGTAAGTTCCGTACTGGCCCCGCACGCTTCGATGGCGTAGCACACTTGCAAAGCAAGCTCCGCGAGTTCATCGTCAGACGGTCGCGGAACATCAGGATGGCTGGGGGCCTTCGGCAACTCACGAGGTTTACCGAGGTGGCTGCTGAGGACTTCACTCAACTCCGCTGCCTTGTCGCGAGTCATGAGCACACCCGCAGTGTCCGTACCGCCATTCCCGCGACTCCGCATGTTGATGCGAACGCGACCGTTTTCATCTTCGCTGATTGAGATGTACTCCGGATAGTCATGCCCGGGGCCAGTGTACGCGTAAATATTTCGGTCCACAGTAAACCTCCCTACCTAGATTATTGCAACTGGTTGCAAAAAACAAAACGCCCCCGAAGGGGCGCCCTGACGATACCGGCGGTTACGCCGCCACGTTACGCTGGATGAAGAAACGAGACCCGGAGGTGATGAACGGGTCGGCCAGCAGAGAGCCGGTGATGTCCACGCTGGCGAGTTCTTCGTTGATCAGGCCGTAGCCGGTCAGCGGGTCGAACTGGCAGCGGAACAGGTCAACGATCACCAAAGAATCGTCCACGGTGTTCAGGCCCTCGAAACGCAGGTAACGCTCGTTGGCGCTGGCTTGGGTGAACGAGTCGAGACGGGTATAACCACCGTGGGTGTAGTCCACGGTAACGATGTCGCCGTCCACCAGAGAGCCGTGAGTGTCCGGCCAGATGATGACGCCGTTCGCCAGATCGAGGGTGTAGTCGGTACCAGCGACGAGTGGGGCACCGCCATCGCTGATGGTCCAAGACGAGATACGTGGGTTGGCGAGGGGTGTGCGCTTGCCAAGGTAGACCTTCACAGACTCGCCGGTGACAGACGCGCCAGCCACGGTGGACATGTTACCCATCAGGCCGAGGGCGAGGTTTTCCAGCGTGATCGACTCGATCTTGAAAGTGAACTTACCCTTACGTTCCTTGTTCAGGATCAAGTCGAGGCCCCGGGCGCCGGTTTCCGATTCCTTGTGTTCGAAGTTGGTCACCTCGATATCGAGCGAAAGCTCCGGAATGTTCCCCAGACGCTCGAAACCCATCGGCTTGCCGGTGACTGTATCGCGCACGGCGGTGAACAGGCTACCTTGGCCCGAGTAGTAGTAATTCGTCAAAGCCATTTGTGTTACTCCTTCGTCTAGCTGTTGAACTTACCAACTGACGCCACGGTAGTGCGCCAAGTCTGGCTGTAGAAAATAATGCCGTCGTCAGATGCGTCATCCTCCGGCTTCTCGCCCACCCACACCCACGGGCGATTATTCACCCCTTGATACCCTGAGATTCTTGTACGCAAATCATCCAGCAGGTTCGTACCGTGAGGCTTGGTGTCGTCCTGTCCGGAGAAATTGTATTGCAGTCCGAGTATAACGCTGAACTGAATAAGCACCAAGGCCGTACTACGACTTGCGCTGTTTGCTGGTGTAGCTTGATTACCGGGGTTAGGTACCGCCCCGTCAAAGCTCACCCCTACGACAGGGAACGCCTGATGGTTAGACTTCACCTTAAGGTCCGAAAGGTCAAACACAGAAAAGCAACCTTCCGAGAATGCAGGTACTTCCTGTACCAAAGACACAAGCTCGCCGGATAACGCTGCAATCGTCCTGTCAGCCATACTACCCCCTAACTATGTTTCGCAGTCTGCGCGCCACAGCTTCTCTGTAAGACCGTACGTCAGACTCGCTTAGACCCATGAACTCTCGTGCCGGAACACGGAAGCTACCGTAGTTGTTCACTCTCGCCCGCATCGTAAGCTCAGGATCATCGATACCTACCCTGAAACCCAGACCGGTGTTTATAGCCAGCAGGCCGGCGTTGCGTCCGCTAATCTCACCAAAGGCACGATACATTGCGCCTGTCTCAATCAGCTTCTTTGCGGGGTTGGTTATACCCTTCTTTTTCTTACGGGCGATGGTGCTATCCGCTAGTGCAGGCCACGGTATGCCGTCAGGCGAGATCTCAGCGATAAACCTTGCCCGCATACGCCGTATTAAGAGGGCTTTAGCAGCGCTGTCGTCAAAAACCTCCGGCAGGCGCTCACGTATCCTCTTTAGTCGGGCTACTAGGCGTTTGTGGCCCGTAACCGTCGACATTACAGAGCCTCGGTGCGGGCGTAGTGTTCAACGTTCAGGCGAGGGCGATCAAACTTGCTGGCGGCGGCGCGTAGGTGCCCGTAGATGGCACGTTGCACGTTGACCACCAAAGCAGCCCCGCGATTGGCCGGCGTAGCAGGCAAGCTGTTGAGTGTGAGTACTGCGGCGATAACACAGACATCCTGAAGAGCCGAAGGTACAGGCATGCCTTCAGCGAATCCGTAGTCATACGTCACAGATACCATAGACGCACCCCGCATCCGTGGGGAGGTGAGGTGTACTAGGCCACGCTCGCTATCTACTCTGTACGTGCTAGGGTCCGCAATGACTCCTGACGTGGGAGAGGTGAGTGAGGAACCGTCCGCACTCACCCGCACAACTACGCTATCCGGATCTACAAACCTGTGACACAGGCGCAGATCGTAAATCTGGAAGCCGTCAGAAGTACTGGCGCCCCAGTAATCGAAATAATCGATCACCGAGGCGTAGTCCAGTTTTGATTCCAGAACACCTTCGACAATAGAGAAAGACAGATCAAGAGCGTGCCCCGCCGATGCAAGAGAGACTACGCTCTCGCACATCTCTGC